CTTAACGTACCTGTGAGTTAATCCATGGCAACCATTGACCTGAGCCAGCTCCCCGCGCCCGATGTGGTTGAGGTGCTGGACTACGAAAGCATTTTAGCCGAGCGCAAGGCGACGCTGTTGTCGCTGTGTGACGAGAGCCAGCGTGAAGCGGTGGCGCGTACCTTACAGCTTGAATCCGAACCCTTAACCAAATTGCTCGAAGAAAGCGCCTACCGCGAGGTGATGTGGCGTCAACGGGTAAACGAAGCCGCCCGAGCGAACATGCTGGCTTATGCCACCGGCGGCGATCTGGATAACCTTGGCGTGAACTATAACGTTGAGCGTCTGGTCATCACACCCGCCGACACCACCGTCATTCCCCCTCTGGCCGCTGTGCTGGAATCCGACAACGATTTTCGGGTACGTATTCAGCAAGCCTTTGAGGGGTTAAGCGTGGCCGGTTCCGTGGGCGCGTATCAATTCCATGGCCGCAGTGCCGACGGTCGAGTCGCCGACGTGTCGGTCATCAGTCCGTCACCGGCGTGCGTCACCGTCTCGGTGCTTTCGCGTGAGGGGAACGGCGCGGCCAGCGATGAGTTGATCCAGAAAGTCGATTTAGTGCTCAACGCCGAGGACGTGCGCCCCGTTGCCGACCGTGTCACGGAGCAAAGCGCCAAAATTGTGCCGTATCAGATTGAGGCCGAGCTCTATCTCTATCCGGGGCCGGAAGTCGAGCCAGTACGCGAAGCCGCTGAGGCTAAGCTAAAAGCCTACATCACCGCTCAGCACCGCCTTGGGCGTGATATTCGCAAATCGGCCATTTATGCCGCGCTCCATGTTGAAGGTGTGCAGCGCGTTGAGCTGGCGCAGCCGGTAGCCGATATCGTGCTCGATGAGACTCAGGCGTCCTATTGCTCTGATTATGCGATCACCATTGGGGGCGCGGATGAGTGATAACCGCCCGTTACCGGTTGGCTCCTCGCCGCTGGAGGTGGCCGCCGCGATTGCCTGTGCTGAGATAGAACGAACCCCGATACCCCTGCGCCAGCTATGGAACCCGAAAACCTGCCCCGTCAACCTGTTGCCCTATCTGGCGTGGGCGTTTTCGGTTGACCGCTGGGACGCGACATGGCCGGAAGAAACCAAGCGCGAGGTGATTGCGGCGGCGTATTACATCCACAGTCGTAAAGGCACCATTAGCGCCGTGCGTCGCGTGGTTGAGCCGCTGGGCTATGTGATTAACGTCAATGAATGGTGGGAGACCAATGACCCGCCCGGCACCTTTCGGCTTGATATTGGCGTACTGGAAAGCGGTATCACCGAGGAAATGTATCACGAGATGGAGCGGCTTATTGCAGATGCCAAGCCCGCCAGTCGTCACTTGATTGGACTCAATATTATTCAAGATATTGCCGGTTATGCCTACACCGGCGTCGCCCTGTACGACGGCGACATCATTACCGTTTACCCAGACTAGAGAGCTAACCCGATGGCACAAAAATATAAAGCGGTACTGACCAAAATCGGCGCAGCCAAGATTGCCGCTGCGACTGCGGGCGGGACAAAAATCAATCTCACCCAAATGGCTGTCGGTGACGGCGGCGGCACGTTGCCTACGCCTGATCCGACACAAACCAAGCTGATTGCAGAAAAGCACCGCGCTGCGCTCAATAAAGTGATCGTCGACCCGAAGCATAAAAACTATCTGGTGGCCGAGCTGGTTATCCCGCCTGAGATTGGCGGCTTTTGGATGCGTGAGCTCGGTCTCTATGATGAGGTCGGCGCGCTGATTGCGGTCAGTAATATGGCCGAGAGTTACAAGCCGCTGTTATCCGAGGGCTCAGGCCGTGCGCAGACCCTGCGCATGGTGGTGATTGTCAGCGATATGGATACGGTGAATTTGCTGATTGATAGCTCGACCGTGCTCGCTACACAGGAATACGTTGACGATAAATTGCTGGAGCATGAGCAATCGCGCCGCCATCCTGACGCCACGCTCAAGGAGAAAGGTTTTACCCAACTGAGCAGCGCGACCAACAGCACCTGTGAGGCGTTAGCCGCTACGCCGAAAGCCGTTAAAGCGGCTTATGACTTGGCAAACGGGAAATATACCGCGCAGGATGCGACCACGACCCAAAAAGGCATTGTTCAGCTTAGCAGCGCCACAGATAGCACCAGCGAGACATTAGCCGCCACGCCGAAAGCAGTTAAAGCCGCGTATGACAAAGCGCTCGAGGCTGACAAAAAAGCCCAAACCGCCGACGACAATGCGGGCAAGGCCAACGAGAACGCCAATACGCGCCTAGAAAAAAACAAGAATCTGTCTGACCTCAACGATAAACCGCAGGCGCGTAAGAATTTAGAACTCGGCACCGCTGCCACCTCCAACGTTCAAAAATCGGCTACGGATGGCACTGCCAATGCCTTGATGGCGAATGGAGCGTGGGGGCTGGGTGGCCTAACACCTGTAGTCGGAACGGATGCTCTTACGTGTTTTTATTATGGTGCTGTGGGGTCGAAAACAAACCCTGTAAACGATCGGGGATTTGCTTTTGTAAATCTGGCTATTTCAGGGTCATATCGTTGTCGATTAGCACTGGATTATACAAATGCGGTACCGAGGATTTTTTATCAAAATATTCTCAATAATACATATAACCCCTATGTCGAGTTTTATACCACAGCCAAAAAGCCAACCGCGAACGATGTTGAAGCATTGCCTGTAGCTGGCGGAACGATGGCGGGCGCGATAAAAGTCTCGGGTACAGGACACGGAGCTTTCTCAAGTCAAAATAATGGGGAAGCACCGCTTTACCAGTATGTTGATACGGCGCAAACATCGGAATACTGGCCAATCATCAAACAAAAGTATAAACAGGCCAATTCAACATGGTCGGCAGGGATGTTAATCAACGCGAATCAGTTCGTCGTTCATTACATTGATTCAGCGGGAAAATCAGCATCGTTCTACTTCAGAAATGACGGACAGTTTATTCCGCAAAGCTATGCCAACTTTGATGCGAAATACCAAGCTAAAGGGAACTACACCCCAGCGGGACAGGCTCATACCAAAACGGAGTCAGATGCGCGGTATATCCAAAATACCCAAATGGGCGCTGAAGAATATAAAGATATTCCTTACCCCGGCCAAGCAAGTCTACCGTGGGGTGCCTGCATTACTGCGATAGTAGGCACAACTAAAAATACGGGGTCGGGGATTTCATTCCATATATCTAGGGTTTATTTCCGTCGCCTGCAAAAATATATCGGTGGCGCTTGGAAAAATTTCGCATAAGGGAAATACAGCATGATTTATAAAAATTTCACACCGTGTGAAACAGAACGCGGCGAGGATGGTGCGCTACACCTCCAGTCTGAGGACGGTCAAGATTGGTATGATGTGCGAGAAAAGTTAAGCGCGGAAAAGCTAAAAATCGCCTATCAAGCGGATGGGGTTATCCGTCAGCAAAGCTACAACGCGGTTGAGTTATTCCCTGAAAATCTCTCCATTGCGGAAGTGAGCAAAAGAGCTATTCCGAACGATTTTCCCGATCGGCTCGATGGCAATTGGATTTTTGACGGTAAGAAGATAGCGCCTCGCGTGGTGCCTAAATCTGAATTGCTCGCTCAGGCCGAAGAAACCCGCGTGCAGCTTATGGCCGAGGCCAATCAAAAAATTACGCCGTTACAAGATGCCTCTGATTTAGACATCGCAACCGAGGATGAATTAGCCCAGCTCAAAGCATGGAAAACCTACCGGGTATTACTCAGCCGAGTAGATATCTCATCAGCTCCCGAGATTGTTTGGCCGCCCCTCCCCGCCTGATTGACCCCGTTTATCTCGCCCTCGTTTGAGGGCTTTTTTTTGCCTGTTGTTTCACCGCCCGAACGTCGGCCATTGCTCGCCGTTCCCGTCCACGCACAACACAATAGCCTTGCTACTTTCTCACGGAGTCAAACACGATGCCCGATTTTAAACATGGCGTGCAGGTGCTCGAAATTAACGACGGCACCCGCGTCATTTCCACCGTTTCAACCGCCATTATTGGCATGGTCTGCACCGCGTCGGATGCAGATGAAAAAATGTTCCCGCTCAATGTGCCGGTGCTGATTACCGACGTGGTGGCCGCTGCCGGTAAAGCGGGGACAAAAGGCACCTTAGCCGACGCGCTGGCGGCCATTGGCGACCAGTGCAAACCCATTACCGTCGTGGTGCGCGTGGCCGAGGGCGAAGGTGATGACGAAGAAGCGATCCAAGCGGCGACCATTTCCAACATCATCGGCGGCGCGGATGAGAACGGCCAATACACCGGCCTAAAAGCGTTACTCACCGCGAAAGCCGTGACCGGCGTCAAACCGCGCATTTTGGGCGTGCCGGGTCTCGATACCAAAGAGGTGGCCGTCGCACTGGCGGCTGTCTGTCAGCAGTTGCGCGCCTTTGGCTATATCAGCGCATGGGGCTGTAAAACCCTGTCGGATGCGATCAAGTACCGCGACAATTTCAGCCAGCGCGAGCTGATGCTGATTTGGCCGGACTTCTTGGCATGGAATACCACCACCAACGCCAGTAATACAGCATGGGCGACGGCGCGCGCATTAGGTCTGCGCGCCAAGATTGACCAAGAGACCGGTTGGCACAAAACCCTGTCTAACGTCGGTGTGAACGGCGTCACCGGGATTAGTGCCTCGGTATTTTGGGATTTACAGGCACCGGGAACCGATGCCGACCTGCTCAACGAGGCCGGTGTTACTACGCTGGTGCGCTCCGATGGTTTCCGCTTTTGGGGCAACCGCTGTTGCTCTGACGACCCGCTGTTTATGTTCGAGAACTACACCCGCACCGCGCAGGTATTGGCCGACACCATGGCCGAGGCGCATCAATGGGCAGTAGATAAACCAATGACCGCCACGCTTATCCGCGACATTGTCGAAGGGATTAAGGCCAAATTCCGCGAGCTGAAAACCGGCGGCTATATCATCGATGCGGATTGTTGGTATGACGAGAGCGCCAACGATAAAGAGAGCCTGAAAGCCGGAAAACTCTATATCGATTACGACTACACGCCAGTGCCACCGCTGGAAAACCTCACCCTACGCCAACGCATCACCGATAAATATCTGGTGAGCTTAGGTTCAACGGCCAACAGCTAAGGAACTCAACCGATGGGAATGCCTCGTAAGCTGAAATACCTCAACCTGTTTAACGACGGCTTGAGCTACATGGGCGTCGTCAGCTCGGTGACGCTGCCTAAACTGACCCGCAAGCTGGAGAACTATCGCGGCGGCGGGATGAACGGCTCGGCGGCG